ATGGATGTTCCTAAAACACTGAAGGATCTGGAAACTTACTGTGCTTATTACAATGAAATAGGCAAACGTTGTAAGCAACAGGGCTTGCAGTTCGGTTACCATAATCATGCTCATGTAAGGGGGGAGAAACGATGCGTGTCAAAGTTTGGTCGGCCTGAAAAGAGTTGATTGTTTTGGTTTTCAGAATGTTATGTTATGGTGGGAGTGAACTGGGTGGAAAAACGAAGCGTTTACATCGCTTTACATTGAGCTTACATTTGAACCTTGTTTGAACGGCGTTCAAATGAATCTCTTTACATTAGGAGTAGAGTAGGGGAGAAGTCGGGCAGTATGGTGTTATTTTACTCCGATGCTTTGCCCAGGCCATACTTCCATAACAAAGATAGCCAAATGGTGTAATTTATGCAAGTGGAGTAGGGGAGTGCTTCGCTTCTCTCCTATTTTTATTTATTGAAATTATTCCATATAGCTGATATTTAGTATATTTGCAGTGAAATAAATACCGTATATCATGAGTAAAGTTATCCATGTACATTTGATTTTTGAGAAAAAGAATATCTATTTTGGTAGTATATCGGCCATTTTTGAAACTCTGACGGAGAAACAGGTCGGAATCACTAAGAGTAGTCTTTTACATGCTGGACTGGTTGATGACATTGCCAAATACACGAAACGTGCAATGATTATTCAGTCTCGCTTGATAACATGTACCAGAAAGGGATAAAAATGCCTTAGAACGTATTAAAAGCCGCTTTTGCGGCTTTTTTTGTGCCCTTATAGTGTCAAACTATGATGGAAAGCTGTATTTATCCGTTTGAACGTTTTGAACGCCTTAAAAAATGGAAAGGTTATTCACTTGCTTATTCATTTGGTTATTCATTTAGGCTATTACAAAAACGAAATGTTTTGATTGGTTATTCATTTGGTTATTCATTTTTGCGTCTATTTTGTCCTAATAAAACGGGGAAATATCTTTTTCTTATTTAGTATTCATCTGTTTTTATAACATTGTAGGGGGTAAATTGTATATAGATAATATTTATTTACTCCCCTAAATTTTTACATATTCTGCTGTAAAATAGTGATTTAACTGTTTTTACCTCCCTTTCCCCATAAAACGCGTTTTAGACGGCATTGGCAACCGTAGAATCGCTTGCATCTGAAACACGCCCCAAATTGTCCTGTTTAAGTTGTACGATTGTTTGCTTAAGTACACCTATTTCCTCTGCCATCTCTCGGATAGTAGCATCTTTATCTGCTATAATTGCTAATAACTTGTCTTCTATTCCCGTACTTTCTTTTTGAGGCAAGGCTGTTTTATTATTAAAAGTAGAAGTTTGTATGTTAATCATTTCTCCCCTACCAGTCAAAAGCCATTCCGATGATATGTTTTCGCATTTTGCAAAAAGAAGATCGTAATCAAGTGTATCCCGTGATAGCCATGAGCTTATAGTTGAGGGAGCAACCCCTATTAACTTTGCAAAAACAGATGGCTTTCCGTCACTGTAATGCTTTATAATAGCCTCTAATCTTTCTTTTTTATTCATTACTTTTATATTTTGCGAAATTATTTCGCAGATTGTTTTGCAATTTGCGAAAGATGATTTATATTTGCCACGTGTTCAAAGTGTGAACACCGCCCCAAATCTACAAAAAAGGCTTGAGGTGGCAATGAGAAATATAAAAAGAAGAAAATGAAAGCATTGAAAGTAACCGTTGACTGGGCAGAAATGGACCTGTTTGCTGCCACTCTTAAAGAGTTGAATGATGACGAAAATATTTTCGCCTACCAGATTGATGCGTTGACCGGTATCGTGGTCTGCGAGAACGAGTGTGGGTTGGCTTATTGCCGTTCCTGTTTTGATTACCGGGTTCCCCCAACTATAGAAGAGGTTAAATAGAAAGTTATGAAACGGTACTATTTTGAATTGACAGACCGGAATTATAATGACTTGGGAGCCTTTATTCCGGATGGCTACAATAAGGAAGTGGCTGTTAGGCAGGCGAAGAAGTGGATGGCAGAAAACAGTATCGTTTTAGCCACTTTGGTTGTGAGTAGTCTGAGAACGAGTAATGTGCTGGATGTGATTGATATTAATATACTTTAAAACGAGGACAGAATGGAAGCAAAATTTAAAAAGGGACAAAGTGTGAGAATCACCAAGAGAAACGGTGAGATCATTGATGGTATAATCCGTGATTGGGATTACAACATTTGTACTTTCGGTCGTGAATATAATGTCGATTATATGAAAGATGGCCAGGTTTGGACTGTGATATGTGTCCCGGAGGGTGCAATACAAGAACTTCGATAGGTTTTCTGGGCGGTTAGTTCAGTTGGTAGAACACACCAAACTTCTGCAAGGGAGAGGTCATGGTCCGCGGTTCGAGTCCGCGACTGCCCGCTATAATAATTAAATATCAGTGAATTATGAAAGAACGAATAGTCGTAGAATACAGTGAGGTGGGTAAAATAGCCGGTTTGCTGGGTTGTTCCCGGGAAATGGTCTCCCACTCCCTTGCATTTCGCAAGAATAGCAAGTTGGCCCGTTCCATCCGTAAGCTCGCCATTGAGCGTGGTGGTACCAAAGTAGGTGATAACTCTCAAAAGAAGGACGGTAATGAAAAGTGAGTTGATGTCATTGTTCGGTGACCAGTTGCGCTGGTTTATGCGCCTGAACTATAAACAGCGCTTTTGTGTGCTTTACTTCTGTCTGAATTTCTTTCTGATATTTTCCGTGAGTGAAGACAATTTGCTTTGGGCGTTTTTTGTTGTGCTGAACTTTGGGGCTTCAGTCCGACTGCTGAAGAGGCATGTCCCTTTGAATGATTTAGAGGAGTGATAATCAAGCTGGGAGATGGAATACTTTGATAATATATTGTGTGTAACTTACAAAGAGTTGCTGGATATAATGCCCAAAGGCACTTTGAACAGCCAGCTGTCTCGGGAAAAACTGGATGTCGTTTCCCGTGGCGGTGGTGAAAATAATCCGGCTCTGTATGCCTATTCCTCCCTTCCCGAGAAGTATAAACGACGTTGGGTTCTTCTCAAAGGAGAACCTGAACAGCAAATGAGACAGGAAATGATTCGTAACATAGTGAAGAAAGACGAGAAGGCCGAGAGCTTTTTTGAGGAGTACCGCTACGACAAGAACGGTGAGATGGTCGCTCTTCCCGTGAATGTGAAGAAGGAATACACCTGGAATGCCTCGGTATTGAACGCGTTGATGGAAGAGTTCAAGCGCTTGAGTTCATCCAATAACAAGCTGACCGGTTTCCGCCGTAACCTTTGGGAGCTTCTGCTTGTCACGAGTGAGGAATGGCGTCCGGTGTACGGGCATAGTCTTCCGGGCAGTGTGGGCCGGTTGAAAGCCCTGATAAACAAGTTTCGTCCCGACAACTACGGTGTGCTTGTGAGCGGTAAATACGGCAACAGCAACACGCTGAAGATCGAGGAGGACGGTGGACGTTACCTTGTTGCATTGAAACGTAGCCGCGTTCCGGTTTATACTGATATGGAGATCTTCGAGGAGTACAACCGTGTCGCTCCAGAACGTGGTTGGAAACCCCTGAAGAGTCCCCGCAGCCTCCGCGAATGGTTCAACAGCCCACGTGTCGAACCACTGTGGTACGATGCCGTTTATGGGGAAATGAAGGCACACCAGCGTTATGACCGTAAACACCGGACAATTCTTCCGAGCCGTCGTGACAGCCTCTGGTATGGTGACGGTACGAAGTTGAACCTCTACTATCGTGATGAGAACGGAAATAAGTGCACTACAAGCGTGTACGAGGTGGTGGATGCCTATAGTGAAGTTCTGCTCGGTTATTACATTAGCGACAATGAGGACTATATCGCCCAGTACCATGCTTTCCGCATGGCTATCCAAACGAGCCGGCACAAACCTTACGAGATCGTGTGCGACAACCAGGGCGGTCATAAGAAAAACGCGGCGTTGGGCCTTTTCTCGAAGATCAGCCGTATCCACCGTCCGACAGCCCCGTATAACGGCGAGTCCAAAACGATTGAGAACATTTTCTACCGCTTCCAGAGCCAGGTGTTGAAAAAACGTTTCAGTTTCACCGGGCAGAATATTACGGCAAAGAGAGAGACAAGCCGTCCGAACCTGGAATTCATCAACGCGAACATCGACTCCCTTCCCACACTGGAGGAGCTGAAGGAGCAGTATGCCGCTTCCCGTGAGCAGTGGAACTCAATGAAGCATCCGGTCACCGGCATTTCCCGTATGGAAATGTACAATACCAGCGTGAACGAGGCTACTGATACGGTAAGTGTGTCGGATATGGTGGAAATGTTCTGGTACACAACCGAAAAACCTTCTCTGTTCACCGCCAGCGGTATCGAGATCACGGTACAGGGAAAGAAATATCCCTACGAGGTTTTCTCCGCTCCCGGTGAGCCTGATCTGGAATGGCGCCGGCGTAACACCTACAAGAAGTTCTATGTCCAATACGATCCTTATGACATGAGCAGCGTGCGCCTGCTGTACAAGGATAAGGGCGGAGCAATGCGTTTCGAGTGTGTGGCTTCGTTCCCGCTGATGATCCACCGTGCCCAGCAGGAGCAGACGGAAGACGAGAAACGTTTCATCCGCATCCAGCAAGAGGCCGTCATCAATGAGCGTATAAACCGTCAGGTCGTCGCCAAGGATATCGAGTATGAGCATGGTGTCGCACCGGAACAGAACGGTTTGCGTACTCCTGACCTGAAAGGGCTCGGCAAGGAGGCGCAACGCCAGGTTGACCGCCGCACAAGAAAATACAGCCAGCCGCCCCGTCCTTCCATAGGTCGTGACATGAAAGTCATCAGCAACGTGACATGGGACAGTTTTGAGAAGAAGGAAGTGAGCATCCGTAAGGTGGTCGGAAAATTATAAGGAACAGATTTATAACAAGATAAAAATTATTGATTATGGAAATTACAATGAAAGAGAAAGACGCCATCAGTGAGAACCTCCGGGCTTACGTGGCGAAGTACCCGAGCCAGACGAAAGCCGCGGGTAGTCTGAAGGGAGTCAGTGTGGGTACTGTGAGCAATATCCTGAACGGCCGTTATGAGAATATCAGCGACGAGATGTTCCGTAATGTCGCTTCGCAGGTCGGTGGTGTAAGCGCTACCGGCTGGCAGATTGTAGAGACCGGTGCTTACCAGGAGATCACGGCTGTGCTTTCCGATGCGCAGCGTTGGCGTAACGTCACATGGGTGACCGGTGAGGCCGGTTGTGGTAAGAGTACCACCGCCCGTGTTTACCTTCAGGAGCATAAGGAGGTTTTCTATATCCTCTGCTCCGAGGACATGAAGAAAGGTGACTTCGTTCGTGAGATTGCCCGCACGGTCGGAATCCGGACTGAAGGGTATAATATCCGTGAGGTATGGGGACTTATTTTGGATGACATCATCCAGATGGACGCGCCCCTGCTGGTGTTCGATGAGGCGGACAAGCTGACCGAACCGGTGTTCCACTACTTTATCAGCCTGTACAATAAGCTGGAGGAGAAATGCGGTGTTGTGTTCTTGAGTACTGATTATATTGCCAAACGCATCAGTAACGGCCTGCGCTACCAGAAGCCTGGTTACAAGGAGTTCTACAGCCGTATAGGTCGGAAGTTCTATGAACTGGAACCCACGGATGTGAATGACGTGTTCGCGATCTGTTCCGCCAATGGGGTGACCGACAAGAGGGATATCGACAATGTGATAAAGGAGGCTTCGACATGTGACTTTGATTTGCGCCGTGTGAGGAAGTCCATTCACAAGGTAAAACGCATGACGGGGGAATGATTCCCGTTCAAATACCGTTCAAACGTAATTTAAAGGATATGGAAAACAAATTTGAATACCTGAGAATAGACGGCCGTGACCAGCTTCCCGCTCCCTGGAGTGATTATCCCGTTCTGACGGAATACGAGACGGTGACAGTTTACCGTAATGGACGCGACTATCTGGATGCCCTTGTGGGGCAGCAGGACGGCTGGTGGACCTCCGGCGTTCACATGGAGGTGGACGGTTCCGGCGGCGGTTTCAACCCGGGACGCAAATGGGGACAGTTTGCCACCCGTGAGAACGCCCTTCTGTGGGCACTCGGCAGGATGCTCTGCCATGAGAAGCTGCGGGGTGCTGCACGGCAGGCCGTGCTTGACCGAATTGACAATATCCGACAACTAAGACTGTTCTGACTATGGAAGAAGAGAAAAAGGATAATAAAAAGGCCGGCATGAAGCGTGCCTTGAATGTCAGGGACATCTTGAACAAGAAGTATGACGTGTTCCCTTTCGAGGGGAAATGGAAGGACGCCTTCGACACTCCGGAAGTCCGGGGCTGCTGGTTCGTGTGGGGCAATAGCGGCAACGGAAAGACCTCCTTTGTGATGCAGCTCTGCAAGGAACTTTGCAAGTATGACCGTGTGGCGTTCAACTCCCTGGAGGAAGGAACTTCTTTGACAGTCCAGAATAACCTGCGGCGCTTTGGTATGGCCGAGGTAAGCCGCCATTTGGCGTTCATCAAGGAAGACATCCCCACCTTGAAGATCAGGCTCCGGCGTCATAAAAGTTTCAACATCGTGATTATTGACAGCTTCCAATACACACAGATGACGTATCGTGACTATATCCAGCTGAAGGAGGAGTTTCCGGACAAGCTGTTTGTTTTCATCAGCCATGCCCGCGGCAAGAATCCTAAAGGTGATGCGGCCACAAGTGTGATGTATGATGCCGATCTGAAGATATGGGTAGAGGGCTACGTCGCCTTCAGTAAGGGACGTTATCAGGGGTCCACAGGTGAATACACAATCTGGGAGAAGGGCGCCTATGACTATTGGAATGTAGCGGGACCAAAACAGAAAGGAGGCCAGGCATGAGCAGAATAAAGAAACAGCTGGAGATCTGTCCTCCTGCCTATATGTGTAAAGGGGCTAACTGTGAGAACTTTGTCAGTATCGGCCATAAGTGTGGTTACTGCAAGGGTAACGGCTGGTTTTGGGGAACGGAGGAAGGCTGCCGCGAGGATGTGCGGAAACCTTGTCCGGTCTGTGAAGGCAGCGGTGAGCTGGATGCGATAATAACAGTGGATTGGAAACCAACAAATAAATAATCATCATGGGAAAGAAGAAAACAATAGAGAATTGTGTGGGTACAGTTACTGTTTCCACCAGGATCCAGAACGGTGCCGTAACGACCACTTACCAGTTCAAGGCCGGTTTTGCCGCTCATGGCTGGACTGATAAAAGGGCTAAGGACGTTGTCCGGCAAATGAAGTCCGGTGTGAAAAATATGATTTTCGCGGATAAAGAACATTTCGGTATCACTGATACGTCCAAAGTGACATTTTACGGTGGTGTCAAGGTTCTTGAATGTGATTATATTCTTGAGAAATAACATATAATTAATTAACAATTAAAAATTACAGAAATGATTACAGAAAAACAGAAAGAGGCAGTAATGGAACTCTGCCGGTATGTGGAGAACTTTTGTAAGGAGAACGACCTTAGCGCTTTTATGAGCGTTGCGGCCAGTGAGGAGCATCCGGACGGGCTTGAGCAGGTTGCGGGTTCAATCGTGACCGGCAAGGGTGACCATGTT